TTTGAAGATATAAAAAACAGATTACGCTTGCTTGAAACTGGCAACAGATTTACTTTTCCTAATGTAACATTAGACCCTACGAATCCTCGTAAGGGTGATGCGTGGCTTAATACAACAACCAACCAAGCCAAGATAGTAGACGCAAACGGTACAGTTCGCGTTATTACTTGGACATAACTCGAAAGAGCGCAAATGAATACTACGCAATGGGCAGGTTTAATAGTTTCGGCAATGAGTATTGTGGCTGGTTTTGCCACGCTTGTAAGATGGCTAGTCAAGCATTATCTTTATGAACTGAAACCGAATGGCGGCTCCTCGATAAAAGATAAAATTAAAGATATTGATGGTAAGGTTGATAAGCTTGAATTACGCATAGATGCAATATATGAAATGTTATTGGAGAAAAAATGATAGTGGTGGAGGCGGCAAAGGCAGAAGTAGGCTACGCAGAGCAAGGCAACAACAATAATAAATTTGGTGCTTGGTACGGATTAAACAATCAACCTTGGTGCGCAATATTTGTATCTTGGTGTTATCACAGAGCTGGAATATCCGAACTTATATCAGCGCAAACTCCCAAAGGTTTCGCTTCTTGCGATGCTGGATTAAAGTGGTTTACAAGGCGCAATAAGCTTGTAACGGTAGGACAGGCTCAACCGGGCGATATAGCGTTCTTTCAATTTGATAAAGACGCAGAACCAGACCATGTAGGTATTGTGGCTAAAAATGATGGCAAAAAATACATTTGGACTTACGAAGGCAACACTTCTAATGGTGATAAAGGCTCACAGGCGAATGGTGACGGAGTATACTTAAGAAAGCGCCCATATACGCTTGTAATGGGTATCGCTAGACCATAAGAAAGGTTAAAATGAATAAAAAATTAAAGGCAGTAATAGCTTCTTACGCGCGGAGTTTCTTGTCTGCTGGAATCGCTGTTTATGCGACTGGCAACCAAGACTGGCATGCAGTTCTCGCCGCTGGACTTGCCGCAGTAGTGCCAGTAGCCATCAGAGCTGCTAATCCAAATGACGCTGCTTTCGGCTTGGTAGCTGACGCTTCTGATATTGAGATCAATAAGCTTGCAAAAAAGTCGGCAAAAAAGGTTGCTAAGTAATCGGCGAGCCTAATCAGTTTGAACTTGATTAACGCACATAATTATCGCGCTGAGTAAGTTCCTATAATTTACTTGGAGAGTGCTGGACAGAACCCTCACTAGAAATAGTGGGGGTTTCGTTCTTTCGGCGTTTCTTTGTTAGGTTATCCACAAGTTTGTTGCTACGATTATCCACAAGGAGGCAACATGTCACTAGAAGAAAATATGAAAAAGCATTTATTTGATCGCAATAGTAAATGTTCTTGGACGGTGCTATACGAACAATTGCCAGAAACCGATAGAAAAGTAATAGATAATGCGCTCGCAAATAATTACGCTACGGTCACTATTATTGCGGCTTTACGAGATGAAGGTTATCGCATGGGCGAACCTACATTGAACCAACACAGACGACAGAAATGCCGATGCCAAAACGCAAAATAGATAACATTTTAGAAGAGCGCCAAACTATATACGGTGACGCGCAAAAAAACTTTACTTTAGCCGGGCGATTATGGGGCGCAATGTTAAATATCGATGATATTCCAGCTTGGCAAGTTGCTTTAATGTTAGATGCTTACAAATCCGTGCGGTGTATAGCCAACCCTAATCATGATGATTCATGGCAGGACAAGCTTGGATACACAATTCACGGTAGAGAAATTGCGATGAATAATGAGTCTTGAAGATAAGTTCAATGCAATGCCAGAGGGTATTGAATCTAACGATGTAGTGGAATTACGCCGAGCATTAATGCGTGTGCAGAAAAAGTTATTACAAACAAAACAAAAGGTTGATGACCTTGTAGAAGCAACCCATCAAGCGGCTTATGACGCAACTATGGCGGCTGGTCCAATATTGCCAACGCCTGAACCTAAAATTGTAAACACAAAGAAAAAGCCAGAGATAGCGTTATGGCATTTAACGGACTGGCAAGGTGCTAAAAAAACTACTTCATATAATTCAGAAGTAATGGCTAAGCGCGTAATGGAGTTTGCTAGTAAAGCGGTAAGAATTACTGAAATACAAAGAGCCGACCACCCAGTTGATGAAGTAGTGATTATGTTCGGTGGCGATATGGTTGAAGGATTATTTAACTTTCCTAGCCAAGCTTTTGAAATTGATTCGACTTTATTTGAGCAATATGTAAATGTATCTCGACTGTGTGTAGATGTAGTGCGATATGCACTTGCTAACTATAAGAAAGTTAAAGTAGTACCAGAATGGGGTAATCACGGTCGAATAGGCTCAAAGCGCGACAATGTGCCAAGATCAGATAACTTTGATCGTATGTGTTATGAACTTGCGCGCCAATTACTCCAAGGAGAAAAACGGTTAGCGTGGCAAGAATGCCCTGAAGATATACAAAGAGTTGAAATAGGCAATTATCGTGCGCTTTTAATACACGGAGACGAGGTAGGTAGAAATGGTTTTGCTTCACCCGGTGCAATCGTTCAACACGCCAATAAATGGCGATCAGGCTCTTACCCTTGGGAGTTTAGAGATGTTTACATCGGTCACTACCACACTCATGCCGAATGGGCTATGGCAAACGGTCAAGGTAGTGTCTATCAAACAGGTTCTACGGAAAGCGACAATAGATACGCTGGCGTAATGTTAGCGGCTAGCGCTACGCCTTCCCAAAGATTACATTTTGTTGATCCCGAAAAAGGTAGAGTGACTGCTGGATATAAAGTTTGGTTGGACTAATGGAAAAAACAACAGCAATAAAATTACAAGAATTGCGTGAACAAGTAGCGCAAGAAATATTAGATTCACCAATACCTGAAAACTTAGATGTAAATATACGATTAGGTTTTAATTTAGCGCAGATAAAGTTTTACAAGCTTGTTCTGGGCGAGCCTTCCAATAAATCAGATTAGATAAGGCAAAATTAACGCATGAAGGCAGTTTCATTATTTGCTGGCGTTGGCGGTTTTGACCTAGCGTTAGAACGCAACGGAGTAGAAGTAGTAGCTTCGGTAGAAATAGATAAAAATGCTCGAAAAATACTAACAAGGCACTTCCCAAAATCACAAATATTGGAGGATGTAAAAGATGTCACTGGAGAACAATTATTTAGATTCGGATTCAACTCAGATGGAATTATTGTCGGTGGATTCCCCTGCCAAGACTTATCAGTCGCAGGAAAGCGTAAAGGACTTGCTGGCGAACGCTCAGGATTATTTTGGGAAATACACAGACTCCTCGATGAAACCAAAGCAAAATACTTTATCCTCGAAAATGTACCCGGTTTATTGTCATCAAACGGAGGAAAAGATTTGGGAATCGTCCTCGGGTCGTTGGCTGAACTCGGGTATGGGATCGCGTATCGGGTTCTTGACGCTCAATTCTTCGGAGTTCCACAACGGCGCAGAAGGGTCTTTATTGTCGGATGTCTTGGAGACGATGGGCGAACACCTGCGGAAATACTCGCTATCTGCGAAAGCAGCAAGTGGAATATTAAGGAGAGCGAACCGCAGAGGCAAAACACTTCCACCGATGTTACAGACAGCGTTACAGCAGGTTTCGGACAGTCAAGCTTCGCAGGATATAGTGAAGGATTAACTACATTAACGGCTACTAGCAATAAAAGACCAGAAGAAAATATAGTAATAAGTAAATTATCTACCTTGCGTTCAGCAGGAGGAGATGTCGGTGGTGGTAGCGAAAATTTGATAGTTTCTTTTGCTAAGTCGCGCCGAGCGCAAAATAGTGAAGATTTTGAAACTTGGATAGAGGGCGCAGTAGCACCGACTTTGAATAGATTTGAAAACAACGGAGATACGCGAGCAACGGTAATTGTTTTTGACCCACATAGAGCAGATGGAGTAAGAATACAAAACGAAACTATGAATACATTGACTGGTTACATGGGTACTGGCAAAAATAATATGCCGATGGTAGGTTCGGAGTTTACTGTTAGGAGAATTACTCCAATAGAATGCGAGCGCCTACAAGGTTTTCCAGATAATTGGACTGAAGGACAAACGGACGGTCATAGATATAAACAAATGGGTAATGCGGTAGCCGTACCAGTCGTAGAATGGATTATTCGTCGTCTAGTGTCTCAATAAAGCTTTTACCGTTACGGTGCTGTATTCCTATTTGAACTTTGCCACCAGAGTAAGGGTCGCGCTTAATGGCTATTTCAATAGCGCGTACTGCGATCGCAATAGCTTCTTCATAAGATTCTTTGTCTTCAATTTGATAGGCGTCTAATGCGCCCATAGCGTAAGACCCTCCTGACCCGGCGGTGTAGACAACGCCAGCAGTACGCTCCCAAGCGTAAGTAGAATCAATACTATAAATAACTCCACGAACACTGACCAATAAATCGTTCTCGAAGCTTGCGATATCGCCATCGTCTTTCATGTCGTAGCCAGAATCTATAAAATATTTACGCATAGACGGTATAAAAGTTTGGGTAATGAACTTATCTAAATTAGTCTTAGGCGGTTTAGGCGGTGTCCAGCCAAACGCTAATAAGTTTTGACCTCGGCACAAACCAGCAGAAGCAAACAAATAACCATTATTTAAGTTGATCTTGCCAGTTGGAGAAATATCGTATTTTCTAACGGAGTCGGTTGCTTGCGAATCTGCCGCAATGATGGACCATTCTGCATTTTGTATAGCCACAAGGGTTGTCATGCCCATATCCTCCCACGAATTACAAACGGCGCGCCGATGACCAAACCTAGCGCATAAACTAGGTTTTTTGTAATCCTAGGGGCATAATTATCCCAACAGGATTCATAAGAATCCCCTAACTGAAAGAAGGCAAGCTATGGGTCGTTTCGATCTAGATGCGTATGAGACGGTAGAAAGTCGGTTGGCTCGGTTTTGGCTAGATCACCCAGAGGGCAGAGTGCTCACTGAGTTGGTTTACCGAGATGAGCGAAGTTTTATTACTAAAACAGAAATTTATTTTGACCGAGAGGAT